GTGGTCTAGAAGTTAGCGTTATTGTTGACGGAAATAACAACCTTTATATCAATCACGGTTCACCGGGTTTTGTTGATTATGTGGGTGTAGATTTGCGAGGAATGCGTATCCCGATTAAGTGTTGGATTCACACACATCCATTCGGCTACGCTTTTTGGTCAGGAACCGATAACAGAACGTTGCGAAATTGGCGACCTATTTTAAACTCGGCAATTGTGCTCGGTAAGGGGGAGCATCTCAAATGGGAAAAGACGGAGAACGGAGAACGGATGACGAAGGTAGTAAACACCGACCGTTTCGACTTGTAAGGTTTCCAACCGACGAGTCGCGGACAATTGAATGTCCAATTTGCAGGGGCAACAAGTGTGTTGTCTGTCGGGGAACAGGAATATTTAATATCCCCGGCGAATTGTGGGTAGATATTCAGGAACCATTAGTGGCGCAATACATTCACGATAACCTATTTTTAGTCAGTCAAATGTATTCAACCATGTATGGAAATGGAATTGAAGTAGAGAGTTTAGGAATGTTAAAGAAAAATTGGGAGGTGTGGGTCTTCGCATCGTTGGTCGGAAGTATTTGGTTCTGTATCAACACTAAGACGGCAGACACCCGCTTATTTAACTCAGAAGGAGGAATGAAAAAATGGTTAGCATCAGGGAAGTAAGGAGAATGATTAAGGAAGAAACAGAACGTGGCGTTACAAGAGAAGCCGCAGATGAATTACAGGTTCGCATTAATATGCTTGCTCGCGGTCTTATCCGTGTTGCAGACTATGAAGCCAATAAGAAGTCTGACCGCGCTCGCATGACTACAGACCATGTTCGACTTGCTTATCTAACTTACATTGATACAAAGGAAACAGAAATTACTACAGACGAAGAAGATGAGGAAGAATGGGGTGAATGGAATGAAGAATCTGATTGAAAGAATGGAACAGGCCCGAACTTTGGCTATGAAGTCGGGTTATAAACAATTAAGCGAAATGCTAACCGAGATGTATTTTTATGCTACCGGTTTTTATAACGGGCTAACTTTTCACGAAGATGGCGGTTGTGGTTGTCACGGAGATGAGGAAGAATGACTTGTCCATGTTGTGACGAATCCTCTGAATATGGACCTGATTTTGAAGGTGAGGAAGAATGAGAACAGAAGAAGAATTATGGGTTATGCTAGAAGATGCAGAACATACTAAGCGACATTGGTATAATTTGTTCATGTCGCGCGATATGACGCAAAGTCAAAATGCTGAATGTTTGCGTAATTATACTGCTCTTCGTGGTGTAGTAAAAGCCCTTCGTTGGGTTTTGGAGGAAATTGACGAAAATCCACTTGATTAGGAACCTTTATTAAGAACTATCCCTAATATTTAAACAATGTGGACAGAAGATTTTGATGAAGATTCTATTTTAGAAGGTAATGTTGTTGATATCCAAATGGCGGATAGTAAACGAATTAATTCTGAAATCGTTAAAGTTCATTGTTTTGTTTGTGGAGAACAGTTCGTAGGTTCCAAAGACCAAGCAGGAATTTTCTTGTTTGGTCACAAGAAATATCATTTGTGGGTAATTGAATTAGATGATATTATGGGCGGAGCATGATGTATACAAAAGGACAATTAGCAGGTATTTTATTAGTTACGGCTGTTCCTAAAATTAAAATCGTAAAGGCGAATACACGTTCAGGTTGGACGGTTCGCCATTCTATTGAAATTAGAGCACCCGTAAGGATGACTGACGGTATTCAGCGTAGTTTAGGTTCATTATTTAATATTGAACCAAAGAGAATGTCTGAACCGGGAAGAAGAAGAGATATGCTCATTATCTCTAAACAAGCCGACCTTATTTCTATTTCGGGTATTATGCCGGATGGTGCACCCGCAAAGAGTGAAGTTTGGTCTAAGTTTAAAAGAGCGATGAATGTGCTTGATGCAAAAGAGCATATTGAAATGAAGAGAGAAGATTTCGAGGCGATATTGAATGACGAAACCAAAAATATTTATCGGAAAAGCAGGAACGGGTAAAACGTTTAACGCAAGAGCGGAGGCCGGTGGCCCCTATGTTGAGTTTTATGCTGACAATATTTACATTGATGATGTGTATTCCTTTCCCAAGGACACGGCTATTATCATTGAAGATGTTCACCATAAAGCCGATAAGGATAAAATTTTAGATTTGATTTACGCTAAGCGTAAAGTTATCCTTACATCAAAAAACAAAAAGGATGTTCCTAAATCTATTATGAGCGTCTGTCAAGTTAAACTATGTGGTAAGAGAAATTATCATCAGATGATGATGAATGGGCTATCCCCCAATCGTGATACTATTATCACAATGGAAGATAACATTTGGAGCATGGCTAATGCCTATATTCGAATGAAGGATAGGAGGGAATATCTTAGAGGACTTGAAATCCTGACTCCCCCACCTATGCAATTGCTTTCATGGGTGGCGAAGAATCATCAGTCTGAGCGACTTACCTTTGTGGCTTCAACGATGCACCGTTGGCCCAAAGAATATTTCTATGCCCTGTTAGCATTTTCATTCGATGGTGGCTACAAAACGATTCAGCCCCCCTCAAGAAAAACTAACAACCCGTTTCCGGCTATCTGTGCAAAACTTGGTCTAAGGACCGACGATGCCTACTTGGTTAAAATGCTTGTGAAGAACGAGGGCTATGCTAAGTGGGCCGCTACAAAACTAGAGGAATCAGAATGCAAGAAATTGGGTATCAAGAAAGAAAAGAGGCAACCTTCAAAAAGGAAGGCTACACGCACCACATTGGAGGATTTCCTATGAGAAAGGGAGAGGGTATGCCGTATTCCGTGTGGATTGCATGGGTATGGAATTATGAAGGAACACATAAGATTAGCATGAAGGTGCTAGCAGAAATGTATGGGGATGACCTATCCCCCGCTGAGGCGGTGAAGAAATATGAAAAAAGAAATGGATAAATTAATCATGCTAACGGCAGAAATGAAAACGGAATTACATAATACTAACAAAATTGCAATTACGGTTTCTATTGTAAACGTAATCACGTTGGGGGTTATCTTTTGGGGGCTACTTTATTGGATTGATTGTAATTTTTGCTACTTTGACTGAAATAGTCGAGCGGTTATATTATGAAAGTTTGGAGGAAGAAGAATGAAAGCGAATAAGAACATTACTATTGTAAAGAGAGAAGAAACAACTAAGAATGGAATTTTAATGGCCGCGATGCCCCATGTAGGCATTGTGGTTGATTCAGATGTAGGTTTTTCTGAGGGAACAAAGGTTGTCTTCAAGGACGGTTTTGAATTCCGATGGGAAAATGAAGAATACGTCGCACTAGACCTTTTTGAAATTATGGCGGTGGTCGAATGAAGTTTGGAAAGGAAGCGAGAACCTCGTTAGCAAGAGGTGTTATTCAATTGGCTGACGCAGTTGGTTGCACACTTGGACCTGCAACAAAGTCTGTTATTATCAATCGTCAAGGTAACTTACCACCATTGGTAGTTAACGATGGTGTTACCGTCGCTCGAAATGTTAAAATTGAAGACCCCTACGAATATGCGGGTGCAAAACTTCTTATCGAAGTAGCACAACGCGCTCAAGAACAAGCAGGTGATGGAACATCTACTGCAACTGTTCTAGCCTCGGCTTTTATCAAACATGGTTTTGTTGAAGCGGCTAAGGGGCAAAGACCCCGCGCAGAAATTCGTAGGGAGTTGGAGGACGCCGCAGAAAAGGTAATTGAATGTATTAAGGGCTTTACTGTTCCTATTACAAAGGATGAAGAAATTATGTGGGTGTCTACCATTTCCGCTAACGGTGATGAAGATATGGCTAGACTTATTACCGATGCATTTACACAAGTGGGTGTTGAAGGCATTGTAACTGTTGAACCTTCTACTGATGGGGAAGATACTATCGAGATTGTAGAAGGTTACGAATGCGAAAAGGGATACATTAGTCCTATCTTTACTAAAATTTTGGGACCTAAGACTGTAATGGAAAATGCTTTAGTTTTGGTATCAAATGCGAGTATCCAAAGTTTTGATGAACTAATGCCCGCTATCGAATATTCAAGAGAGGAAAAGCAACCACTTATTGTGGTTTGTCGTGAAATTTCTGGAGCCGCTCTTCAATCTGTAGCAGTTAACGTTTCATCTGGAAATTTCCAAATGTGCGTTGTTCAGGCTGAAGACATTTCGTTTTGGCAAGATGAAAGACTAATTGACCTTTCCTTTGTTATTGGTGCAAAGTTTATCAATGAATCTTTAGGTATGCGTATTAAGAATGCTGATGCATCCTTTATGGGTGTAGTAGAAAAGGCAGTTATCACCGCAGAAAAGACAACCTTTATTGGCTATAATTCTGTGGGTCTTGAAAAGAGAATTGAAGCAATTCGTGAAGATAAGGCCGAGGCAGAAAACGAGTTTTATAAAAAGAAACACGAGTCGAGGCTTTCCCGCCTTGCTTCTTCTGCCGCAATTATCAAGGTGTTCGGTATTTCAGAACAAGAAATTAAGAACAAGTTAGACAGAATTGACGACTCGTTAAACGCAACACGAGCCGCCCTTGAAGAAGGTGTTGTTCCCGGTTGTGGTGCATTGTTTACTAATATGGCCGCTTCTAAGGATTTACCTAATTGGGTTAGGGTTGCGTTGATGGCCCCCATTTGTAAGATTATGACTAACTATAATGAACTTTCCTTTGAAGACAATATGGCTTTGGTAAAAGAGGCGGAGGTATACGCGCCCGTCTTTTCTGAAGGAAAGGTGTGTGGTTGGTCAGAATCACCCAATATTATTGACCCCTCTAAGGTGGTCATTTCCTCGCTACGCTCCGCCGTAAGTGTAGCAGGTTATGTATTAACGGCAGAATGTGTGATTGGTGAATGAACATGAATTGGACTGAGAAATATAGACCGCAAACAATTGGACAGGTTATCGGACAACCAAAGTTGGTTGCTGATGCTGAAACATGGATTGAGAAAAATGATATGCCCAATGTGATGCTTTACGGAAGACCCGGAATCGGTAAGACAACCGTTGCTCACATTCTCGGCAATCATTTTCTTGGTGATGCTAAGCCCGACGACTTTCTAGAAATCAACGCGAGTCAAGACCGTAAACTTGAAACTGTTCGTGAAACTATTAGTAACTTTTGTGCTAACAAGTCTTACGTTGATTCTAAGTTCAAGATTGTGCTTCTTGATGAAATCGAAGGCATGACCCGTGATTCGCAACGCGCTCTTAAGCGCACTATGGAACGGTTTCAAAACGTTAGGTTCGTTATTACTTGTAATGACCCCTACGGTGTGGATGATGCGCTACGCTCTCGTTGCGCTAACTATCTGTTGCAACCAATCCCTTCCGATGTTCAGGTTCAACGTCTTGGCGATATTATCGCTGATGAGGGTGCGGACTTTGATGAGGATTCTGTCCTCCGTATTGTGGACTATTGCGGCGGTGATTTCCGTCGTGCAATCAACGAATTGCAAGCCTGTATTTATTCGGGGGCTACACCCGAACAATTGAACAGTCATAGCCTTGCCCCGTATGTTCGTTGCATTGAAAATGCGTTTGAAGACCCGAAGGAGTCAGTCGCGTTCCTTGAGAAACTTGCTCTTAGTGGGCATTCTGTCAAGGATATGTGTGCTAAACTTCTACAGGCTGTCAAGACTATGGATATGGATAACGCCCAATCCTTTAAGGTCGTGGCGACTATTGGTGAAATGGAGTGGAGGTCGCGTTCCGTGACCCCCAAGGTGATTGTGAATTGGTTTGTAGCATCTTTGGTAAAATAAGAAAAACAAAAGGAGAATGATAAATATGCTGGAAAGAGTAACAAAAGAATTGACTGGACTAGCCAAGAGGCTAGGAATTGAATTGGAAGAGATGCAGGAGAAGTATGCTGAGATTGCTACTTCTAATGGACTCGACACAGACGACGAGCGACAACAATTGACCGCTCTTGTTCTAACACGAAACTTTGCCCGTGGCCGACTTGCAGGTGCGCGAAATACCGGAGGGTATGGAAGCACAGGTGTTGGTTACTTCGTGGCCGTTGAAGCGGTTCGTGATGTAATGGAATGGAAGCGTCGTAATGTTCTATCGCGTTTCCGTTCTGATTCTCAGCAGGCCCTAAAGGATGGTTTGCTTGCTGAAGTTGTTGTGAATGATGATGGTGCTTACGAAGCAACCCGTTATTACAACGATGAATGGGAAACGAAGGTTGTTGGACAAGTCCCCGCTTCTGCTATGGAAGTAGGCGAGAACAATTGGATTGTTCCGCTTGACCCTGTAAAGGCATGGCAAAGTGGTGACGCAAACAAGAATTACGGTAAGCCACTTCCTCAGGAAGAATGGCGTGTCCGTGCTCACTTTATTGGTAACAAGGTTGGTGAAGAAACTCAAATGTGGACTGTCCAACTTAAGGGCGATGATGCAAAGAATTTCAACGTTCAGACCTTCCGACCTGTAAGCCTATACGGTATGTTCAACGAAGACCGTAACGCTATTTATGGAATCAAGGGAAAGACCCGCGCTTCCATTCAATACATTGACCTTCTTGATGAAGATGATGAGCGTTACTTTGACGTTGCAACCGTTGACTTTGAAGAAGGTATTGCCGAGCATTGTGCCGAATACCTTGCTGACCTAATCGAACTAGATACCTACCATGAATCTATCATGCAGACACAAGGCCCACGCCTAATTGTTACAGATGGTATCGTCACTTCGATGAACCTAACTCCGAATGAGAAGACCGGTAATCGCGTCATGTGGGTTGAACCTGTTGATGCTAACTACGGTTTTTCAGACGAGGACATTCCTGAATCAACTCCGATTTGGGTTCCCTCCCATATTGATATTAACTTCGGTGTTGGGTCGGACGTAATCGTTGTAGGTCGCACAAATCAAACACAAAAGAAGGACGATGATGGTATGCCCATTGACGGAGAATACAACCCCGTAACAATCAACCTTTATGGTGTTTATGCGCGAAATGCAACAGGCGCACCTGAAGAAATGGCTCAACTTGTTGAAGCAGAAGATTTGGACTTCTTCTGAGGTGATTTGTATGAATTGGGACAAGTTAGGATTTTACAGTAGCCTAGTTTCTATCGTTGGAAGTATTGCTATCTATGCTTTGCATGACGAAAATCTTGGTATTTTCGTAGGCCTTTGGGCTTCAGCACTATTGCTTCTAACTGAGCGAATGGACGTAGTGCTCTGAAATTTGTCATGTGTAATCGTAGGCGTTAATGACGGTCGGTGGGGTGCGAAGCCCCTAAACTCAGGTGATTAAAATGATTGTTAAAATGAATGAAATTGTGCTCGATATGGAAGAGGTTGAGTCTATCGAGTGGAAGCATGATGGGGGCGAGGCATATTCTGTCCGCTTTCACATGAAAAGTGGAAAGATGTTTACACGCATCGTCCACAAAAATCAACTAGATACCCTAATTGAAGATTTTAAGGAGGAAGAGTAATGGGAATTGGAAACAGTAAAGGAACAGCGGCTAAGTCGCTAAAAGCAGTAAGAAAAACAGATGACGCAGATGCATTTAAGATGGCTAAGGCTAAGGCCTTTAATCAACGAAAGCATCTACTTGAGCAGGAATCTGCTCATCTTATCTGTGGTATTTCAGGTGACCCCGGAACGGGAAAGACTGGAATGGCTATTGATTGCAGAACAGAAGAGGAAAAGAAAACGCATTGGGTTTTCGTGCTTGACTTTGACGAAGGCGCAGAACCTACTTGGCGTCAGCATTGGTCTTCAGACGACAAGGTGTTTATTTATAACCCACACGTTTACAATGATGATATGACTGTGGATTATTTGGGAACTGCAGACATGGCTCGCTACTTTATCGGTATGGTCCGTGAGGCTATTCAGACGAAGAAGATTGAGTTTGGTGAAGAAGGAATTGAGGTTGAAGCAGTTAAGGCTATCGTATTTGATGGTCTAGATACTTGGCTTGATACCACTAACATGATTGCTCGTCTAAACCACATTAAGGGGGGCGACCCCCGTGCGGCAGATAAAGTAAAGATGGTTCCGACACAATGGTTTGCACGAACGCAGGAATACCAGCGTTTGTTTAAGGCCGCGTGTCAACTAGAATGTCACAAGTTTTTCATTACCCACATGAAAGAAGTGCATGATGGTTTCGACATTGTTGGAACAAAGCCTGATTGGGAAAAGTCTACTACGGCTAAACTTTATCAGCACATCATTACCCGTCGTGAAGAAAAGGGTAAGACGACAAAACTCTTCGCAAAGGTCGTCAAGAGCAAAACAAATGCGGAGAACGAAGGTCAATCCTTCGAAATTTTCGAGAATAAGGACGGAACTATCAATTGGTCTGGTCTTGAGCAAATCAAGAACGGGACTCTCTGATTGAGTTATAGTTTCGTATAGGGGTGCTATTATCTTAGTAGTTTATGAAGCCAAAAGGTGATTGATATGAAGTTTACAATTAACGGAAAACTATTGAAAGACATTACAAATATTGTTACCCTCAAGGGTAAATACAATCAAGGCATGGGTAATAAGACTCAGGCTTTGCCGAATCAAGTCTATGTAGTAGCAGAAGAAAACATGGTGTATTTCCATAACGGCGACCCCGCTACATATGTGGTCTATCGTTATGAAACGGAAGCCGAGGCAGGCTCAGTTGTTCTATCTTCTACAATGTTAGAAAAGTATTTGACTAATGAAGACGTAGTGTTATCTGTGAAGAATGACCAATGTAAATTACTCATTGGTGAATCTTCTATCGTTACACTACCAACACTTGAACGTTCCCAACATCTCAACGTTGTGGTTCGCCTCAAGTCATTTCTTCAAAACATTGATAGAAATACTATTCGTGAGCAGGAGTCAACCAAAGTGACGGACAAACTTTCTATGTCTACATGGATTGATGTTCCCACAGATGAGTTGATTGACGCTATGAATCTAGCAGAAAAGGTAGGCAACTCCGTTTATAAGTTAGAGATGGATGGAGATGAAATTACTGTTTCATCTTCTGAAGGTAAGCAAACTGCTTCAACACTTATTGACGCTTATGGTCATAAGGGTGGCCCCGCTACCGTTGAAGTTTCCTTACCCGTTGGTAATATCCTAAAGAATGTGGGCGACCGACGCACCGCTCTTCTTTTTGAAGATGAACGCCCTGTTGTAATTGCTACAGAAAAGATTACGATTTTACGAGCACCAAGACAAACGAGTTGATAACATGGAATTAGTAGAAACAATTGAATTTATTCAGATGAAAATTAAAGAGCTTTTAAATGATATGGGTAAAACCGAAGAGTCATTTTTGAGAATGTATGGTGATAGCAAAAAGATTCATTTAGCATATGCTATGGGTCAGCGCGAAATGTTAAACCGCATTCTTGATATTCAAACAAGCATCAGGGAGGAAGAGTAATGTTTGCGGCATTATTTTGGGCAGTAGCCGCTTGGGGTGTTGTAGCCGCAGGTAGTGAATTGTTTGACGATGATGGGGATGACGATTAATGATTGTCCGAGAATATGGACAATATAGTAAAAAAGATATTCGAAAAACGTTTTCTTATATTCGTAGAATGATTGCGGGCTACAATAAAGAAAGTTTACAAATGGTTCAAAGGATTATGGATATTGATGATATAGCCAATTCCTTAGGCCTTTCTTTATGTAAAACCTGTGGAACATATTGTCTATCAAGAGAGGTGTGTAATAATGAAAAATTTTGAAGTAGATTTAGATAGCGTGTTAGATAACATTAAATTACTATTACTAGAAAAGAATGCTTCTTATGGTAATTCGGCTTTAGAGCCAATTAACGCATTTAGTAAAGCGTCATCAGCCGATAGTATTAGAATCAGGATTGATGATAAAATTAACCGTATGATTCGAGGTAATATGAAAGTAGAGAATGAAAAAGACACTATTTTAGATTTGATGGGCTATCTAGTCCTCTTATCTATTGCCGAGGGATGGACATGAAACTGACCCTACATATTGAGATTGATACAGACGAAAGGTGGGATTCACCATCCTATCTTATCGAAACATTGCGCTATGCCTTTGAGGATACACTTAGCGGTGATGGAATTAAAATTGGTGGTATTAAATATGATTATAGATTACAACAAACAGACTCAAAAAGTTTGCCTGAGATATCGGAACAAACAGAACGAGAGAGTAGAGAGAGAAGTAAATTTTGAACCGTATTTTTATATTGAACACGGTTCTCACAAAGATACAAATAGAGTTGTAGCGACTACACGATACGGTGATAAGTCTTACAATATTCGTATGGAGTATGGAGATTGGGTCAACCTAAATGGTGGCCGCCTTTGTCGTATTTATTATGGCTCTCCTGATGCACGATGGAATGTAAAGAATTACTTTGAGAATAAGGGGATTAAGACATATCAGGCCGACATTGATGTTAGCCGTCTTTATGCCTTAGACCATCTAACTGAAATTCCTGAGTATAATCTTCGCAAGTGGTATTTCGATATCGAAACACAAGTAGGTGGACCGCACGACGGTAAAACTACCGTTCTAAGTCTATACGATAACTACACAGAAGAATATACAGTAATGACTTGGTTTCCCAAAGATTACGATTCTTCAGACTTAATTAGCAAAGCGTTGAAGGAAGAAAATAACTATAAGTTAAAAATCTACACTTCAGAAGAAAATATGTTTCGCCACTTCCTTCGTATGATTGAAGAACAAGACCCTGACATGATTCTTGGTTGGTATGTTCTTGGTTACGATATTCCGTTTATTATCCGAAGAATGATTGCCTGTGGGCTTGACCCACTAGAGTTATCTCCTCTTTATCAGGTAAAGAATGTATTCAAGAAACAAACGGACCAAGAGAGAGCCTTTCAATTTGACTTTCGCGGTGAAAAGTATTTCAATAGCGACCAAGTGATTGACGGGCGACTTACCGTTTGTCTTATGGATAGATTCGAACGTCTTTGGATTGATTCACAAATGGGAACCCTACCTTCACTTTCATTAGACTATTGTTCTTCTCGCGTTCTTGGTGAGAAGAAAGTTGTATCTCAAAAGTTTGAAGGGCAGGAGTTTTATGAACGTGCTTGGCTAGAAGATACACAGACTTATTTAGATTATGCACAAGTGGACGTTGAACTTTGTGTTAAGATTGACGAAGTAATGAATGTTTCCGAAAATCAGATGGCTCTTCAGCGTTTGATTGTATGTCCCTTTGGTAACACCTATCACAACTCACAAATGGGTGGAATGTATTTTATGCGTAAGGCGAGTTGGATTCCACCAACGGGTGTGAAGGGCAATAAAGAAAAATTCGAAGCGGCTTTCGTTATGGACCCAAAGATGTATAACACATTTGGGCTACATGAAAACGTAGCCATTTTTGATTTCAAATCTCTTTACCCTACAATGATGGCTAGCAATAATATTTCATGGGAAACAAAATCTGAAACAGGCTACCCCGTTTGGTGGGACACGCCAAAGTCACTTGCTGATTTTGACGGGAAGCCCGATATTCACTTTGATAAAGATAAGATGGGGTTACTCCCACAAGCCGTTCTTGAAATGATGGAACTTCGCACGGAATACAAACGGTTGATGAAGGAAGCAACCACAGAAGAAGACAAGCGTAAGTGGAACTCGGCTCAAATGGCTACCAAGCGAGCGGTGAATGCTTTCTATGGTATTCTAGCAAAAGACGGCTACGCATGGGGCGATATGGAAATGGCTAAGTCAATTACCGCTTCAGCGCGACGTGCTATGCGTCTTACTGCTTTCAAGGCTCAAGAGTTAGGTTATGAGGTTATTTACGGCCATACAGATTCCGTATTCATCAAGGTGCGCGATGTAGAAGATGCACACGAACTAAGAGAAAAACTAGACCATTATATTAGTCGTGAGGTTTTTAGAGAACCGGTTGAACTTGAGTTTGAAAAGTTCGCCCAAAGGTTTTTCTTGACGACAAAGAAGAATCGTTACTGCGGTTGGCTTTCTTGGAAAGACGGTGATTATCTAGATGAACTTAAGTTTTTTGTAATGGGTTTTGAAATGAAGAAAAGTAATGAAACACCATATGCAAAAGAATATCAAGAGCGTTTGCTTAAGATGGTTTCGTCCTTTGAAGATAAAGACAGTATCATTAAATTTTGTAATGATAGTTACGCACTTATTCGCAAGGGTGAAGCGCCGCTAATTAAAGTAATTAAGCGTTCCCGCCTTCGAAAAAATATCGAAGACTACGAGGCTATCGCAGGTGGGGTAGCAGGGATTGTATATTATAATCAACAGGGTTACGGCTCAATTGAGAATGGCGATTCCTATTATTATATGAGAATGGACAATAGAGAGTTAGAAGAAAAGTGTTATCTGCTTAACGGGGTTTCAAAGGAGGCTAACTACATTGCCTTCAAGAAACTCGATGAAGCAAAGCAATTTAACCCCGATTGGGAATTTATTGCAAATGCGGAGGTAATTGCAAAATCAGAATTGATTTTTGAGAGTTTAGGTTGGAGTATTAAATTGATTAAAAAAGACATTTACCAAAGAACATTAGAGGGGTGGTTTTAATGGGTAAGAAAGAAGGAACCTATCTTAAAACGATGAAAGGTATTTATGATAGGAGAAAGAAGTTAGAAGAGAAGATTGATGAGTTAGATAATGAGTTGCGTGATGTAGTAAAGAAAGAACGACAGTTTTGGGTTAAAACCGGAACTTGTTCTATCTGTCTTTGTGAAGATAGGCCTACTGAGTGGCATCACATTATTTCACAAAATCGTTGTCGAGAATTGGGTAAAGAATATTTAATTCATGCGAGAACAAATGTTGTAGAAGTATGCCGTCCTTGTCACGACGAAACTACTGCCTCTCTTCGTCGTAAGGCAATTGACTCAACAGGTGGAGGTAAATCTGTTAAGAACCCCAATGGACCTGTTACTCTAAGGCAAATTGATTATATCAAGAAACTTTGCAAGGAGAAGAAACACCGTTTGGATATTGATGCTTTATCCGAAACGTTAACTAGAGGCGAAGCATCAGAATTGATTGATACATTGAAGGAGATGGAAGCATGAGTTACCACGACAGAATGAGAATGATGCATGAAAGAATGAAAGTTAGAAACTTAGAAATTGATATGTTTATTGATACATGTGATGTATGTATTGAGGGTATGCAAAGGACGCTAAAGTTTTGGACAAATGATGGTAGCGAACTTTCATTCTTGGTTGAATGTATTTTCGGTGATGTTTTGCATGAACTTACCGTAATCGAAAAAAGTATGAGATACATGGAAAGACTACTGGAGGAAGAAGAATGAGTTGCAATCACGAATGGGTAACAGTAAGCGAAGATACTTTAGTAGAAAATCACCGCGAGTTTATTGTGCAAGCCGAACTTGTCTGTAAAAAGTGTGGGCAGGTAGCAATTGCCTTTGCCCGTAACGTCAAGGGGGAAGAAGAATGAAACAAATTACTAATGCACAACTGATTATTTATATCAGGTGGCTTGAAAATAACTTAAATAAATACATGTGGAATGTAACAGGTGTTGATAATTTAGCGACATGGTATACCACCCACTTTGTTGGAAATATTAGGTTGGGTTCAGACGGTCGTTTTTGGTTAACGCATGAAAGATATGACTATGAAGAAGAGTCTATTAAAAAGCAAACTTTAAATGAACTAAAAAGAGAAGTTCCGTGGCTATATTGGGGTGAGGAAGAATGAATACCTGTGCATTTTGTGGAGACAATTATGAAGGTTGGGGAAATAACGGACACCCACTAGTTTCAGGAAGAGTCTGTAATACTTGTAATCAAGCGGTTATCGTTACCCGCATGATGTTATTACAAGGTGTTGAATTTAAGGAGGAAGAAGAATGACGTATGTAACTGAATGGAGCGAAAAAGATTTGAATAACGGATTTACCTATCAATGGAACCCCGATGCAGAAGGAGGACCTATCTTGAAGATTACTAAGTCTTCTCTTGGTTCCTTCGGCTTTTGTCCGGCTTCTTATGAAATGAATTACAACCCACTTGGAAAGGGTAAGGTAAAGCAACAGGTTAATGCGGCTATGATTCGTGGAACAGTAATCCACAATGCTCAAGAAGAGTTTTGGAAAATGGTTAGTGTTGATGATGCAATCGAGCACATTGACGATACTTCAAAACTAGTAAAGCATTTTCGTGAGTATTATCCCGAAGGTGATGACGAAGAATCAAAGGACATTTATCGCGCTATGTCTGCTTGGAATGCTGAAAGATTTCTTGAATGTGTTACTGAAGGGACACTTGACCTATTTAAACCCGCAGGTAACGAAATTCAGTTAGATGCTGAATATCGTATTAATGGTGTCCGTGTTCACCTTCAGGGTATTATTGACCGCGTGTTCCTTGACGATGGGGGCTACATCCCCCTTGAATTGAAAACGGGTGCTTGGAAGGATAGCAAGAAAACCATGATGCGAAAAGAAATGGCGTTTTACCAATTGCTTTTTGAAGAGTGTGAAGCCGAAACGATTGAGGCGGCAGGTCTTGACCCAAACACACCGATTACACATTGGGGTTGGTTTTACCCATTTAGTAATTATCTATATGTCGAAGAGGTTAAATCTCGTAGCATGACCTCCGTTATTGCGGCTATGGGTAAATTAGTAGATGCCTACCTAACCCAAGATTTCCCATACAAGTCCTTTTACAAGAAGTGCGAAAAGTGTGGGTATTACAATGATTGTGAAGCAACAGAAAGTATGAGAGGAGTGGAAAATTATGATTGGTTCTGAGAAAGAATTGGTTGCATTACTATTAACCCGCCCGTGGACCTTTGGTGAAGTAATGCGCTTAGATGCTACATTAGAATATCTAATTGATAACTATGAGTTTTCCTTAGAATATCTAGTGAAAGCCACGGGCTCTTACCAACAATTAAGAGAAGACTTTAAACATGAATTTGTTCGGGAAATTAAGCCTACGATTCTAGAGCATCTAGAAAAGGCTACGGTTGTAATGAAGGAAAAAGAAGTGGTGAAAGCCACCTCTTCTATTCAAGAACAATTTGAAGAAGGCGTAAAATCTCTTACTAAGGAAGAGTTGAAAGAACAAATTAAGAAAGATACCAAGCAGGTGTAAGTATGAGATTTCCCCGTGAAATGTGGGCGGGTTCACCGCATCAATCGGCTATTCAGCCCAAACGCGTTATTGTAAATAACAAGCAGGAATACGTTGATTTCATTAGAGCCTATAACGGAAAGATGAATGTTTATACTTCCGTTTACGACTATGATGATTTTTCACATAATCGTGGACTCGAACATACTGTTAACATTGACCGTATCTTTCTAGACATTGACGCACATGGCGATGAAAGTTTGGATGAGGCTTATGATGACCTTAAGAAACTACATGCGTGGTTATCAGATAAGAACATTAAGCATACTATGGCCTTTTCGGGCCGAGGCTTTTACATCTTTGCTTATGGAAAAAGAACCTTTGACCTACGAAAAGTTAAGGCTTTTTTTGATATCTGTCACGATGTAATCTTTAAGTCACCAAGACTAGATGATAGAGTTATTAATACGGCACGACTTAGGAGGGTTCAAAATACCTTCCATATGGGTGCTCAGACGTTCTCTATTGTTCTAAGGTCCGAAGACCTAACAAAGCCATTACAAGACATTCTAGATATGTCTAAGACCCCTAGAAACGTAAAGCCCGTTTACTATGGAGAAGATTTAATTAAATGGCCCTCGGTTAAAGAAATGCGTATCGCATCCGTTGAGATTGACAAAATTGAATCATTGGGCAACATACCCGTAATTCCGTGTCTTAGGTCTGCAATTATGACAGAAAACCCAAGACATGAGGCGAGGCATTATTTAGTTCAATGGCTTAATGAGTTTTTATCTGAATCAGTAGTGATTGAAAATGAATTAGATTGCACGCCTCGACAAGTAGGTGGCGATGCATTAAGAGATATTACAAACTTAATCTGTTCAGAGATTGAAGATGTAGCCTCGATTGAAGATGTATGGATTGATTACAATGCAACAAAGACAAGAAAATTTGTGGACTATGTGGTTCAAAAAAGACACATGGCTCCCTCTTGCAATACTCTTATTAGTAAAGATTATTGCATAGGAAAATGTTGGAGATACCCAAAGGAGGATTGAATATGATTTTAATTGATATCAGAGAGGATTCAACTCTCTCAGAAGCAGTAGAAAAATATGCTAGATTAGCAAACATCAAAACTAAAAAGCAACATTTAGAGATTGGGGACTACGTTATAGGAAATATCTGTATTGAGGCCAAGTCTGTTGAAGACTTTCTCGCCTCCGTGCGTAATAAACGTGTATTTAATCAGCTAAGTAACATCGAAGATGCCTATGAACGTCCATTTTTGTTAGTTTATGGTAAGTTATCTTCAGTTGGTTCTTATTTAAACCATACTAGGACAAATATTCCCGGTTGGAGAGAAAAATTACGCAAAATGTTCTTAGGAGCCCTGTCTTCTATTGCTTTAAACACTAAAGTTAAGACAAATTGGCTTACAGATGCGGATTCAGCCGCTCAATTTATTGTAGCATGTGCCTA